AATTCAAATTCTTTAAATTTAGATTGGAATGTTGCATCATCAGGAATTACACCATACTTCTGATAATATTTGACTATATATTCAAATTCATCTTCATATCCTGGAAACTTATCTTTTGTAAGATGATTGTCCTCTATAAATGAATAATCTCTTCCGTCAATAATTCTAGTAATAACCTGTATGTGAATAATCATATTCCCCTAAATCCCCTATTTTTAAATTCTAGTATCTCTGAATTATTCCATATTCTATCTACAAGTCTTGGTCCAAGTTCTTTCTCAGCGGACTTTCTATCAGCAAAATTTGTAGTGATTATTGTAGGCTTACCTGAAAATAATCTTGTTTCAAATATCGCATAGATAATGTTATAGTCATACTGTGACATAGGCACTGCGCCTAAGTCATCTAAAACAGCTAACTGTGTCTTGCATAATCTATTAAACATATTGTATGTATCTTTATTACTACCAAACTGTTTCATTTTTACAAGAAATGGTACAGTTTGACAGAATACACAGTAGTCGTAATTATCCACTGTTACTTTACTATCTTCAACATAATCAAGCTTGCCTTTTTGCATCTCTATATATGTCAGCATCAATTTTATTGCCCAAGAAGTCTTACCATTACCAAGATTACCACTGCATAATACAAGATTATTACAGCCATCTTCATTGAAATTGCCTGTGATAAAGTCTTTTAAATTGCTTCTTATGTCTCTTAACCTTGAAAACTGTTGCACATCATCACGAGGAATTAAATTATCTTCTATCCATTGATACTTTGGCAGATAACTGTTTTCTAATATAAACTTCTCTGTGACATCTAAATCATTCAGTTGTGCATTATTCCAAACATGATATTGAAATTTACCCATCAATAAAATTCCTCACCATTATCTATTGCTTCTTGCATTGCTTTTCTTGCCCATTCTGGATCTGATACTACTACATCATTGGCTAATGATTCATGTCCATTTGACTTACTAACAGACTGCAATGGATAAAATACATACTGCTTTTTATCAAGACTTTGCTGTATAAGCTTATTGCAATCATATCCATCTTCTACAAGTTCTTTTAATCTGTTCAGCTTATTTCTCCATATCTTTGTAGTCTTTACTCGCTTACATAGATTATCTTTATCTTCTGGAACTTTGGTAACAAAATTAAAGTATTCTATCAACAACTCTTTGGTTTCATCTGAATACTCTTTGTCTATAATATCTAAACACTCATCTCTAAATTTGTCTTTAGGAGATTTCTTTCTCTCTTTCTTCTGAGAAGCTATTTCTTCTCCACTAAAAAGTTTATCTTCTAAAGATTGTCTTTCTCTCCTAAATCCTCTAGAGTGAGAAATTTTAGAAGAAGCACCGGCTCCGGTGCTTTTTTTATTTATTTTTATATCTTTATTTTTATCTATAGTAGAAACAGCAATTTTGTCACATCTAGTAGTTACGGTTTTGTCAGGTCTAGATGTGACGTTTTGTAACATCTGAGATTTATGCGCTTTGTAGTCATTAATTGCAAAATTTAATACTTTTTCCAGTTCATCTGTAATCACTTTATAATAAATTCTCGCTGGAATACCACTTCTTTTTGTATCTATGATTTTCATAGAAATTAAGTTATCTATAGCTGTTCTCTGTTGTCTATCTGACAGGCCTGTATCAAATAAAATATCTTCTCTGAGATAATAAAACCAGCCATCATAGTCTGCTATATTAAACTCACACCAAGAATCTCTATCACATAATGCAGATAATAATACTGCTTCATTTACACCTGTATAATATCCTAAAAATCTCGGATATTGAATATAGCTATTTGATGATAATAATTGTTTAGTTGTCATGGTTAAGCCTCCAATCTTCTTGTGCTATAAATCTATATATTACTGACATAAGTTCATTCATATCTTTTAAATCTTCTTTTGTTAATTCATCAGGAAATTCTACTGTCACATCTCCTGTAGATAAATCTTTTATTGCTAATACAAGTGTTTTTGTGGCTTTTGTGTATTGTCGTTTTCATTTATTTGCCTCCAATAATAATACAAAAGAAAAAGCCCTTATTCAGATGGGCCAGCATCTAAATATGGACTTCTCTTGTCAGTTGATATTCGGTTAAAAGCATCAGATTGATGCCTGGCCACATCAACTGACTATTTTATGTTAGCACACAATAGATAGCTAGTCTATATGTGCAGTAGTCTTAACGACTGAATATACTATAACACATTTATAGATACTTGTAAACATGGAATTTAAGCAATGTAAAAGCGCAATCTCAATGCTTGGCCTAGCATTAAAACTGCGCTTTATACGGAGTGTAATCGAATCGTAGAGTTTCGGGAGAACTCTTGACTTGATTGATGAATTGGTATGAATATTACAACTTATTGGGGGTAAGATGTAAACTCGTATGAATCTTACAACTTGGTGGGTACAAGAGATAAGTTCAATAAATATATTATCATCAAGAATTATTTTTATCAACACAAAAAGACTGACAATAAATGTCAGTCTTTCTGCCGAAACAACATTACATATACACGTAACGAAAAGAGATATTTAAAGACTCAGAACGTCTTTACAATACTAATATTATCATGTCAGTACATTGTACACAACAGGATTTACTTAGTTCCCTTTATTATATCTGAACACTGCTTATCTACTACAGAATTTATCTCGTCAAAAAGTAGTTCATACTCTTTGTCTAAATCTATTCCCTCAGCTTCTATAACACGCCTAGACTCGCTTGCTTCTACTGTATAGTATGTATCTTTGATTTTCAAAGCACATCTGCTTGTGGCTGAAATCTCAGTGGGTATTGTGTGTCTCTCATAGTTACTCATAATTTATTTATCCTTTCTGTTAAAAATCGCATAAACGACAATAATAAAAAACTCAAATGCTAATGTAGCTACTATACCAAGTATGAACGGATGAATATACATAATCACTCCTTATTTTTGCTGATTCTTAATACACTGACAGTTTTAACCTCTTTACATTTAGACATACCTTTTACTATATCTTCAGGTATTCTTTCATTGTAGATTGCAGATTCAAGAGCATCAAAGTCTACATACTCCTTAGTCTTGATAATATCGTCCGCAACATTGTTATCTTTAAGATACTGTATTAAATCATCTTCTATGAAAGTTTCTCTCTTCTGGTCAGTAATTTTAGCTGTACCTAAAGAGGTTTCACATGAAACAATATCAAGCTCTTTCATGATAGATTTGATTTGAGTATTTTCAGCACTAGCCTTCTTTTTATACTCATCTTCTTTCTCTTTGTTACCTATATAGCTCTCTATAATAGATATCAGCTCATCTTGTGTAAACTTCTCCTCTTTTGTGTCTACTAATTTTCTTGCCATATCATTCTCCTTTTTGTTTATGTAATCGTCTCTGGGTGATTTCTCCCATGCACCCATTACGACCCCTTACTATTGTCTGTGAAAACTCAGATAGTTTCCATACATCTTTTCGATCCCAGTATCTTGTTTTTCTAGGACCATCTTGAATATAGTCAGGAAGTAGTTTTGCTCTTTCATCATCTGGATATAGCTTCTTCCATCTATACCAGTTGTTTATTGTCTGTATTGATATATTGAGCAATACTGCTAATTCCTCTACTTTTATTTTCTGCATCATATTCTCCTTTATGATAATAGATAATTTACTATATCTCTATTCGTCATTACTCTACCATCTTGGTCAACAATCTTGTCACTAAGCTCACCTTTACGCTTAACTAGCTCCCATATTCGCTCATCTATAGTATCTTTGCACATAATATTATAAATAGTGATATTGCTTGTCTGACCAATTCTGTGGGCTCTATCTACAGCTTGTTCGTATAAAGCTCTTGACCATGGGTGGTCAAGAAATATCACAACAGTACCAGCAGTAAGTGTTAGTCCTGTACCTGCAGCTCCTATTGTTGCAACTAACACATCTATATTACCATCTTGAAATTCATCTACTATCCACTGTCTATCAGTATCTGGAGTATTTCCTGTTATCGTACCTAATTTACACTTGTACTGTAATTTTTCTACAGCAACTTGTGTAATCTGTGACCAGTTACTAAAGACAATAACTTGCTGTCCATTAGCTATAGAATCAGCCACAAGCTCTTCCATTCTATCTAACTTAGCAGAACATTGTATCTCAGAAGAAAGTATCCCGGTGTATCCTGTAGCTTGTCTAAGACGTATCATCTCAGCAAGAGGATTAGGCGAAATAGAAATCATGTCTATATTTGATTTAATTTCAGCTTTAACCTCTTTATAAACAATAGACTGTTTAGGTAGCATGTCTACATAATCATCTATATAAGTTTTCTCAGGTAAATCTAATACTTCTTTCTTTAATCTCCTTAACATTATTGATTGTAATTGAGATTCAAGTTCTTCGAGATGTTTATATCCAACTATCTCATATCCACCATATCCACCCATGATGCAGTAATAATTCTTAAATGTATAGAAAGCATGTTTCTCATATCCAAGCCATTTAAGAATTGCGTATAAATCAAGAGGTGAGTTCATAAGAGGAGTACCAGTCATAGCTATTCTTACTTTAGGTTGAAGCTTCATAAGAGCTTTACCTTGTATTGAACTTGTAGACTTAGCCTTATGCATCTCATCAACTACAATCATAGGTATATTACCGTCATCAATTTGATGAATTATCTCATCATTTATCTCATCATTCCTGAGAGTTTCGATATTTGTGATAAGAAAGTATGCTGAAATAGAGTCTAAATTTACAATATCATTCAGTTTATCTTTGTTAGATCCTATAGTAATCTGACCGTTCTTCTTTATCTTCTGACCTAAGATATGACTATTTTCATTTGAATGAGTCTTAATCTCATTTCTCCAGTTCCATTTCAAACTGTTTACACCACATATTATCAGACAATGTTTAAATCCTTGAAGCTGTTTTCTAGCTACAGCTATATCTATAGCTTGTTTAGACTTACCAAGTCCCTGGTCATCACCAAGTAACCATCTGTCATGATGCATTCCATATTCAAATCCTTCTAACTGATGTTTATAACAATCAGTCTTAAAATGATAGGCGGTTAAATCAAATTTCTTAGGACTTAAATCTACATATCTACCATAGATATTAAATGCAAGATAATTAAATTTAGATAGAAGCACTGAAATATCTTTTATTCTTATCTCCCATTCTTTAGTGCCTTTAATCCAACTTCTTTTGTCTAAACTCTGTATAGTATGAAGAATATCTTCGTTATACGGAAACGAAACATACGCTGAAAAATCTTCAGGCATAAACTTTGATTTCTTGATTCTTATTGTTACCATATTTACCTCGTTCTAGTGTTTGTCTTGTTTACTACTACATAAACATACTATAACACATTTAATCGAGTGTCAAGTTTTGAGGCAAATAAAAAGAGCATTGAGAATTATCCCAATGCTCTTAAAACAGATATTTTGTTTAAAGCTGATTTACTGCATCTTGCATCATCTTGAAGCGGTCGATTTCTTTATCATGTATATTTATCTTTCAACGGGATTTTAATTATGACCTAAGTATTGCTTCTCTTGTAAGCTTTCCTACAACACCGTCTTTTTTAAGATTGTGTTCTTTCTGAAATCTTATTACTGATGTTTCTGTATTGAATCCGAATACTCCATCTATTACAAGATGAATACCATAAAGCTTATTTAACTCATACTGTAGCCATTTTACACCAGCCCCTCTACTGCCCCTTCTAAGATTTACAGTAGGGGCAGTATAAGGATTAGAGGAAATATTGGCAGTATAATCAAACTGTGTAAGGTCATACTTACGTACAATTTGCATTATATGTGAAGCATAATCAGGACCAGTTGCATATCCACCTTTAACTATAGCTTCAATACTCTTCTGAGGGCTAGGGCAATTTAAAGAACCTTTATAACGCTTACAGTGGCAAAGCATATCCATATAATCTTCTGTACTATCACTGATACTATCATAGGCTCTAAAGAAATCTACAATCTTAGTAGGATTCTTACCATCATAATATTCAGTTGTTCCAGTTTTATATGCTTTGCCCTTCCAAGCTGTGCCGAACTTATAAGCTGACTTACCAACTTTAATTCCATACACAGCATTAGCTTTCTTCATTTTAGCACTTGTTCCGTAGCCACTTTCATGACAAGCTTGTGCTATGCATATAGATGCATAAAGTCTATCTCCATGCTTCTTGGCTTGAGCCTGAGCTATTGGAGCAATCATCTTTATAAAGTTTGTTACTTGTTCTGATGTAGCCATACATTATCCCTTCTCAGAAGCGTTGAGGTCTTTAGACATATTTGTTGATGTTGTCTTACTCTCATTCTTGGATATAGTTGTATATGTTGTGGTGTTATTAAGAGATGCCACATCTGTAGCAGATTCAGAAATCATGTAGACTGCAAGAGAACCAAATGCTGTAATGATAGCTGTTATCTGCTCCGCAGTAGTATCAGCTACACCAAAAAGAGCGGCTACTGAAATAACTACACCACAAATACAAGCCCAGAATTTACGAGAACCGAGTTTTCTAAGAATATCATCTTTAGACATACTTACACCTCTCATACATATGTATTAGAATCACTCATACTAATACTTTCATCTCTCCCATATTTATGAAGATTTTCAGCTTTAGCTTTCCAGAAATAGAAACCATGACCTACAGCAGATAAACCAATGACTGCTACAATAATCTCGGTCATATCTGAGA